CGCCCAAGGCCTCAGCCGCGCTTACCCTGATGAACAAAACGGTCTTGTCCGCCAAGACCCAGCGCATGCCCGTCCTCGATGTCCTCCCGGTCGCATATTGGGTTGGGGGTGATACAGGAATGAAGCAGACGAGTATGCAACAGTGGAAGAACGTGGTCATGGTTGTAGAAGAACTCGCCTGCATTTTACATCGTTCCTATTCCAGAAGCCTATCTGGATGACGCGGACGTACCACTCTGGAACGAGGTTCAGCCTCGCATTACAGAGGCTGTGGGTCAGCTCATCGACCTGGCTGTTCTCTGGGGGATCAACAAGCCAACGACCTGGGGCGAAGCCGTCTTCACCGGAGCCGGTAAGTCCGGCCACTACGTCATCCAGGGGACCAACGTTGACCTGGGCCAGGACGTTGCCAAACTCGCGCAGCAGATGGCTCTTACCGGCTATACGGTTAACGGCTTTGCGGCAATGCCGGGAATGTCGTGGCAGCTGGTCGGTATGCGCTCCGCGCAAGGCGTCCCGATTTACCAGCCGGATATGACAGATACTCCCGGTGGGACGCTCTACGGCTACGACATGTCCGAGGTCAACAATGGGTCCTGGCAGATGGGCCTTACCGGAGCCGTCATGCTCTGCGGCGACTTTACTAAGTCGATCATCGGAATGCGGCGTGATATCACCTTCAAGATGTTCACTGAAGGCGTTATCTCCGACGACACCGGCAAGGTCATCCTCAACCTCATGCAGCAGGACTCCGTGGCGATGCGGATGACTATGCGGCTCGCGTACGCGACCGTCAACCCGGTCACGATCATGCAGCCGTCGGCCGTTATCTCCGGGACGAACCCGCAGCGGTGGCCGTATGGCGCAGTCCTGCCAGTCGGCGCAACCGCTCCTACGGCGGCAGCGCTCAACGTCATCCAGGCTCCTCCGTATCCGTATACTGGCTCATTCGCCTACGATCCTACGGAAGCAGAGCTTGACAACCCGCAGGAGACGGAGAGTGCGAAGGCGCATTCGGCCGCACAAGAAGCCAATGAGCGCGAGGTAAGCGAGCGGACACGGGCTCGCTCGCGCGCTCCACGCAAAGCGGAGTAAGCCGTGACGAATTACAAGCAGACGGCGCATACGGCTGTTGGTGCGTCGGCTACGCCTATCGACGCGGGAGCCGGTAGTACGTATGGCTCGTTCTACCTGCGAGTCGTTAGCCCGGCTCCGGATAGCACGGTTAACCTGGAAACAAGTCCGGACGGTACAACCTGGACCGTCAAGGCTTCTGTCAAGGGTGACGGCTGGGGCTACGCGAATTCCGACCACCGTACAAGGCAGGCCCGTAGCAACGTTACCAGCCTTGGTACTGGCGCGGCACCGCTTTCAGCCATCGTCACCTGCTATCCATGAACCTGATGATTACGGCCCGGCAGGAAGGAGAGGGATATGAGAATCGGTGATCCCACGCTGCCGACGCTCGCGAGCCCGGACGATATCGTAGATAGGCTGGGCCGTAATCTCAACCAGGTAGAGGCAGCCCGGATCGATGCCCTGCTTCGCGACGGCTCTGCGCTTGTCCGGCGATACTGCCGGCAGGACTTCATGAAGGAGGTGGGGCTTACTGAGATATTCGTGGCGGATGCCGGAGAGATCCGGCTTAGCAATCGTCCGGTTACCGCAGTCAATTCCGTCGTGTGGAAGTCAGGCAACCCGGCTCTCCTGGGCGATATGACTATTTCCTGGTACATATTCGATGGGATTGATAAGATTACCATTCCGTCACCGTACCAGAGTGGCATCATCAACCTGCCGTACATGTGGTACCTGACGTCGTGGTACTCCGATTCCTTTGCGGTGCAGTATGACTACGGCTATGCAAATCCTCCACTAGAGGCCGTAGCCGTCCTCTGTACCGCGATCATATCGGAGCTAGCTACGCCTACGATGTCGGCTACTCTTCAGAGTGAGTCGATTGGCCCCTACTCCTACTCGATGCGTCGTACGTCCGGAGCCGGGCTCAATGCGGCTCTAATGGATGCGGGTATGGCTACTGCGCTCAAGGACTTCCGCCGGCCAGCCGGGACGATAGCGGTGAGAATCTGATGCACCCGCTTCCGTACTCACAGACAATAACCCTGATACAGCGTGTCCTGTCGGCTACCAAGGACCAGTACGGCAACGACGTTTATACAGACGTTCAGTCAGACGTCCCATTCTGTGTCGTAGCTCCGGCGATTAGTACCGAGGACATTCAGTGGACGGAGCACGTTAGTACGGACATTACCGTGTTTGTCCCGGCCGGTACCGTTGTTGGCCCACTAGACGCATTCCTGATCAATGGGAATAAGTACGAGGTTCATGGTGACCCGAATCAGTATCAGTCGCCTTTCTCCGGGCACTATGGGCCTACCCAGATCCGGGCTTCTAAGGTTACAGGAGCTTCAGTATGAGTGTTCATTTCAACCCGGACCATCGTGGCGTAGAGAGAATGCTTAATGCGACATTCATGCGGGAGGCAATGCTCCGGATAGCGGAGGAGATAAAGTTCAGGGCTATAGCGATAGCTCCTGTTGACGTTAGGGATAAGCATCCTGGCCGGTACAAGGCAAGTTTCCACACTCGCGTTCACTCGCACGGAGGAGCGAGGCATGATAGGGCAGAGGCTATTGTCTGGAATGACTCTCCGGAAGCCCTGTATGTCGAATGGGGTCATCACGGACGCGAGCCGTATCACGTCCTAGCTATTGCCTCGTTCCTGCAGCATAGGATCAGGCATGCCTAACCTAGTCCCGGAATTCCCGGATGCGGAGAGTGTGCTGATGTACGCTCTTGTCCCGATGGAGCCTAGCATTCGTTTTGTCACTTCCATGCCGGCCGAGGTGCCGGTGATTACCGCGAGGATTCACCGTATTAGTGGATCTAACCGTAACATTGGCGTTGACAGCCCGATTATTGATATTGATGTATTTGGCCCTAAAGCTCAGGTCGGTTCCGTGTCGAATGCCGCTCGCGCGATACAGAGTGATATCTTGTCGCTTATGAGCGTACAAGTGATGAATGGAGTTATACAGCACGTCACGACCGTTAATGGACCTCGCTCACTACCGGAGGCTAACCCTGATCTAGTCCGCTATTCCGCAACGTACGAAATGCATATACACCCCTGAAGGGAATGAAATGCCGCCAGATAAAACGCAGGAAGCTCCGCAGACACTCGATGCCGGGACCTACGGCCTGACTCCTCCTGCGACCGGAACCTACAAGGACAATACCCTCCTCTATGCGGCCGGAGATGTGGTCGTATGGGTTGGCATGCCGAACAACGCGAGCCCGCCACAAGGGTTTGAGGACCCAACTACCCTTGGCACCGGCACCTACAAGTGCTGTGGCTGGGCCGATACCTCCGGGTATATCTTTAAGCTTGACGAAACAATCAAGGATATTCCGGCCGCAGGCGTCCTCACGCCAGTCCGGTCCATCCTTACGGGTGGCGTCAAGACGGTCCAGTCCATCTTCCTAGAGGCGACAAATCCATACGTCCTCTCGCTCTACGATGACGTGCCTATCTTCCCGGTAGCGTCCTCTCCGCTCAAGCCGGCCACGACTCCGCCACCGCCTCTTCCGGCCAACTCCGCGCTCTATATCATCCCGGACCCACCGGCCGATAATCGTTACTCCTTTATCTTCGACAGTATCGACGGGACCAAGCAGATGCGGCTGTATGCCCCGTTCGCGAAGGTAACGGCGCGAGGCAACCATCAGGTCCAGCAGGGCGACATTATCATGACGGACCTTACGTTCACATTCTATCCCGGCACAATCGGGACGGCACAGAACGCAGTCGCTCAGCGCGCCATTAACTATGGCAAGTCTATGACGGCCTACTTTACGTGATGGCTACTCCGCTAGGGCCGGTAGACCGGCACGATGATGACGAGGAGCAAGAGGTTGATATTGACCTTGACCTCCTCGATGAGGAGCTACGTCGCGAGGCTCTAGGCCAGGCGACTACGGTCAAGCTGGATGGGAAGGTAATTCACATCCTCCATGCCGGCGACTGGTCCTCTTCCGCAATGTCCGCAGCCACTCAGGGCCAATGGGAGGTCTGGGCGCGAGAGGTGATCGAGGACGATACAGAGTATCAGACCTGGCTAGATGCGGATCTCCGGAATTACCAGATGGAAGCCGTGTTTGCGGAATGCGCTAGGCAGGCCCGGCTTAACATGGGAAAATCCAGAAGGCCATCTGGCTCACGGCATCGTTCCAGGAGGAGATAGAGGCAGACTTTGCCAGGTATTACCATCTAGACTTCCTTGACCTCTACCGGAGGAATAGCGGGCTTACCTGGCGGAAGATGCTAGCTCTCATCGACGGCCTGCCACCGGAGAGCCTATTGAATACTGCGATACGAAACGGTACGGCAGAGGAAGTCCTCGCGACACGCTCTGGTGATCCGTCACAGGCTCGATGGAGTAATCTGGAGAACCTTATCGCTACACTAATCGATGAGATGCGGAATATGGGATGGATGTACGCCCAGGCCCATTCCGAGACAAAGATCAAGCGGCCGGACCCAGTTATGCGGCCAGGAATCCGTAAGCATCAGTTCCGTGTCATATCGCTAGAGGACGCAAGGCGAATGGACCCACGGCTCCGGGACGTACCGGATGAGGAAGCCCAGGCTAAACTCGACCAGATGACTAGGGGAGGTAAGTAATGGCTGACATTTTTGTAGGCTCCGTCTCTGTGGGCGTTGTACCGGATGCCCGAGGATGGCAGCGCTCTCTCCAGGCCCAGCTAGTACCATCCTCTCAGCTAGTCGGCCAGCAGGTAGGCAACAATATATCAAGCGGCATTGTACAGAGTCTTGGCAGTAACAAGACAAGGATGGCTAAGGCCGGAGCGGAAAATGCCGGTGCTTTCTCGGAAGGTTTTAAGAAACGGCTAGAGGCTGCGCTCAAGACACTGCCCGATGTGAAGATCGATGCCGACTCTAGTAAGGCTGACCGGAGGATTGCTGAGCTACGTGCAAGGATGACAGAGATTCTCTCAAAGGAGATAGGAGTAGACCTTTCCGGTAAAGAGGCAATGGCTGAGATTGGGAAGATTGATGCCGGGCTAAAGATACTCAGCAAGGATGCTGATATCAGGGTGCGGTTTGATGCTAAGTCCGCTCGCGCAGAGATAGCAAAGCTCAAGTCTGATATCAGCGGGACAGCCGGACAGCGTGGCGGGATACTCGGCTCACTCCAGAATATTATTCCTGGCATGGGCGGTGTGGGCGGTGCCGCCGGACAGGCTGCCGGTGGAGGTGGGGGATTCGGCGGATTCGGTCTTACTAACCCATACGTTCTTGGCGGTGGTGCCGCCGCACTTGCGGGCATACTTCCGTTCGCCGGCCAGGCTCTAGCGGGCACGATAGTTGGTGGCCTAGGTACCGGGCTCGCGGGTATTGGAGCGGCCGGAGCCTTTGGCCTAGGGACGACTCCGGCTAATCCGGCACAAATGATGGCTGCCCAGCTAGCTGTTACAAAGGCTCAGGATACCCTGAATAAGCTCCGGGCTAGTGGTAAGACTACAACGACTCAGCTAGCAGTCGCTCAGTCTCAGCTCGCAATTTCTCAGGCTAAGCTAACAGCCCTACAGAAGGCAAACATAAATGAGACCACTAAGGGACAGCAGCAGGTACGTCAGGCATTTTCCAACCTCAAGACCAACGCGATAGCCGACCTTACTAAGATTGGCGCGGCGTTTGTCCCTGTAATGACGAATATCGCAAATACGGCCTCTAAGGTACTGGGGAAGATGACGCCAGTATTCTCCGGAGCTATAAGGATTATCGCTGGGCCCGTAGAGAAATTTGTAGATACCGTACTGAATGCCTTTGCCCGTCCGGCCGTTGTTAAGTCCATCCAGGACGTAGCTAACGCATTCGTCAAGATACTCAATGCCTTTGCTCCTGATATACCTGGTATTGCCGACTCTCTCGCGCAGTCTATCTCCCGGATGGCTGATGCTGTCGCAAAGAACCCGAAGGCGATGGCGGACTTCCTTAACTTCCTGTTCCAGATTCCCATAGCTATCTTTGACGCTCTCGCCTGGCTTGCTAATCTCGCGACGTGGATTGAGACACACTGGGGTCCCCTATGGAAGAAAGTACGCAAGCCCGCGACCGATGCCATGAAGTTTATCGTTTCAGACATCAAGGGATTCGCAGATCTCGTTATTGGCATATTCAAGATCCTGATTGATATCATTACCTTCCACTGGGGCAATCTCTGGCGCGACCTGAAGAACCTAACCAGGCAGGAATGGAACAACCTACGCAACATGTTCCATGACGGTCTTAGCCTTATTGGAGACCTCTTCCATAACCAGTGGCATTCAATCCTGAACTTCCTCCATATTATCTGGAATGATATCAGGTCCCTATCAGAGAATGTCTGGAACAGTATCTGGAACAATACCATTGGCCGGGCAATTCGCGGAGGTCATGACCTTGAGGTTATCTTCAATGATGTCAAGGCACGGGTTATCCAGTACTGGCATGATGTTCAGTCGGGCTCTGAGAACATCTGGAATTCGATATGGAACAATACAATCGGCCGGGCTATCCGTGGATGGCACGATCTGATGAATGTGTTCACTCGCCTCAAGAGCGACGTAATCAACTGGTTTCATGATGCAGCCAACTGGCTTACCTCGGCCGGATCGAATATTATCAGCGGGCTCTATAATGGCATCCTGAGTGCTATCAAGGGAGTCGGCTCCTGGATCAATAACAATGTAGTCCAGCCAGTAGTCAATGCCGTAAAGCACTTCTTTGGGATTGCCTCGCCATCGACGGTTATGATTGGAATAGGTAAGGCGATTACGGCCGGGCTCCTTCACGGTATCTTCTCTGCCGGCGACCTAAAGAATTTTGTCGGCAAGGTATTTGGCGGATGGCCGCAGGCCCTAGGTGCGCTTGTTAACAAGTCGCTGGTTAATATCGCTAAACTCCCGCAGAAGGCTCTACAGGCCCTAGGGTCATTCGCCGGTAAGGTCGGGAGTAAGATCAGTGGTTTCTTTAGCAAGGTATTTGGTGGTGGAGGAGGCTCCGGGGTTCAGCGCTGGGCCGGAGTAGTCGCCCAGGCCCTATCCATGCTTGGGCTCCCGCTTTCCCTTGCCGGGCAGGTTCTCTATCAGATGCAGACGGAATCCGGAGGCGATCCTAATGCGATCAACCTAACAGACATTAACGCACAGATGGGTGATCCGTCGCGAGGACTTCTCCAGACGATTATGTCAACGTTTATGGCTTACCACGTACCGGGTACGTCAATGAATATCTATGACCCTCTCGCGAATGTCGCGGCCGCCATTAACTATGCGAGAGCCCGCTACGGGCCGACGCTAATGAGCGGTGGGATGGGTATGGGCTCCGGGCACGGTTATGATACCGGAGGCTGGCTTCCGACCGGGCTCTCTATGGCATACAACGGTACCGGCTCGCCGGAGCTAATCGTACCTCAGAAGCAGCTATCGGTAGCTGGCGGCACTCATTACCACGCTCACTTTGACGGGCTTACCGGGCAGGCTATCGAGGGATACGTCCAGGGAGCATTTGCCGCAATGAATATTAGGGAAGGTCATCTAGCGAGAGTTGGGAGGCGACAGTGACCCTAGCTCCGACGTATACAATACCGTACCTAAGTTATATTGACCCTGACGCTCATGAATGGATCTTGTCTGATCTCGGACTTCCTAACGGCTATGTCTGTACTGGGATATCCGGAGCTACCGGCATCCCGGTATCGCTCCAGTCGATTCCCGTCCTAGGCGGTACGGCCGTCCCACTCCTCTACCTTCCGCAGCCGAATACACTTACCCTGGGCGTGTACCTAGAGACACCTCCAGGAGGTACGGAGAATGACTATTACAAATTGCTTGATGCTTTCGTCCGTGCCTTCTATAACCGGCGCAACGATGTACCGGCTCCGGGCTATCTTGTTGTTGGGCGTCCGGACGGTACGAAACGGCAGCTTGCGGTCTACTGTATTGCGGGCCTTGATACGGCCGATCACGGAATCCTGAATGCCGTTTACGGGCTAAGTCTTGAGGCTCCTGATCCACACTGGCAAGATCAGCAGGCCCAGCAGGTTCTCTATTCGCTCTCTACGGCTACCGGCATCCTCCCTCTCCTCCCGGTGTTCCTAGGTGGCGGTACAGTCCTAGGGACTTCCCTAGTCGTTAACGATGGGGGAGCTATCGCCTACCCGGTATGGACGATTACCGGACCTGGGACTCCAACGATCCAGAACATCACTACGGGCCGACAATGGTCTCTGGGTACCGCGATACCAGCCGGGCAGATTGTGACAGTCAGTACCGTCCCTAATCAGCAATACGTCTATAACAATACGACGGCCACTTCATGGTGGAACAATCTTGTAATCTCAACCTCTCGCGATCTATGGAGTCTACAGGTAGGAGATAATCAGATCAATATCCAGCTTTCTGGAGCTACCGCGAATAGTTCCATTCAGCTTAGCTGGACGAGGAGGTGGCAGCGGGCTTGACTAATCCTGTTGTCGTATCGGTGGGTGTCGGCACCCGTAGTGTTACCGCTACCTGTGCCGGGACATATGCGCGTCCTCCGGCCGCAAATAACCTGCTTGTTGCGGCAGTAGCGGGTTCAGCTACGGCTACGGCTAACTGGGCCGTTGCGCAGCATTCCGGGACGACTGGATGGACTCTGGTTCCTGGAAGCTCAATCGGGAGTAACGGCGCGACTAGCTTCTGTGGAGTGGCATTCTTTACTAAGGTGGCGACTGGCTCGGATGCCGTTCCGTCCTTTGACTGTACGCTGGGGTCGGTCAATATTGGCTCTTGGTGTACTATATGGGAAATATGGAACCCTAACTCGTCTCCTATTGATACTGTCGGTACGGTGGCCGGTGGAGCTACGGCCGTCTCTAAGACTTCGCTGTCGGTCTCAACCTCGGCTTCGCCATCCGATCCTGGCGATATTGTCCTGTACGCTACCTCTACCGCACAGAGTACCAATGGTCCTGCTACCTATTCGCGAGCCGGTAACGCATCGGCCGATGTCGCGAATGATGGCGGTAATGCCTATAACACCCATTTTGATTTCCAGGGGTACTGGGGCCAGCGCTGTTCTACTACGTCTGTAATGACTATGGCGCCAGCGCTATCCAACGCCCAGCCTGTCTTCTGGTCCGGAGCTATAGTCTGTATTCTTGGCGGGACGGCTACGGCTCCGGCCGGTGCGCCCGCTCCGGTAGGAGGCCCGTGGACTAACATGGGATCTCCTGCTACGTCGCTGGATATTGTCTGCGGTTATGTAGGCGACGTTATCATTGTTGCTAGCAAGGTCAGTAACGCAACCAATAATGTGAGCGGCGTATCCGACTCTGCGGGCCTTACTACTGGCTGGACCAAGATCCTGGGGCCATTTACCGACACAAGTGCCTCGCCACATACCCAGGACATCTGGATGGGCCAGGTTACCGGGACAGGGAATACTACCCTTAACTTTACGTTCAGTTCAGCCATCGGCTCTGCCGGAACTGAATTTGACGCGATTGAGTTTTCTAACGGGCAGGGGAGTGTAGCCGGACAGTCGGACTGGACTACATGGTCGTCCGATAAGGGAAGTACGCAGAATAACACGACGGCTAGCACGACGGTATCCTGGCCGGCTATTGCGCCGGCAAAGATCAACGGCGAGATATTCATCGGCAAGGCCCGTATCCCGTCCGGAGGCCCGTACGGAGCCGTAACCCCTGCTCCACTCGGGAATGTCAAGAATTCAAATAACAACCCATTCCTCTTCAATTCCGGCGGTGCCGTAACAACATCGACTAGCGCATCGCTTGCCGACCAGGCTTCAGCAGCATCATACGTTGTCCAGGCTCTAGTTAGCCAGGCCGTAACATTTCCCGTAGCAGGATCATCATCAACGGCTAGTCCTGCGTCAGGAACGCTTGGCTCAGGGATGGTAACAGCAGGCTCGTCATCGGCTAGCAGTTCTGCTTCCGGGACGTTTACCGGTGCGATTCCTACAGCCGCTTCCTCGGTAACGGCTACGGTCGCGAGCGGGACGTTTAGCGGCGGGCAGCTAGCTATATCAGGATCGTCACCAGCTAGCTCGTATGCTGAGGGTGCCTTTACGGCCGTTTACGCTATATCCGGGCAGTCTAGCACCCAGTCTGCTGCTTACGGGCCTGCTTTTGCTAGTTCCGTATTTGTACCTCCTCCAGGAGGTTCTCAGCTACCTATCACAATTTACTGGTATGACGCTAACTTTAATCTTAGGGGAATCATTCCGTTCTACTCAATCGTTGCTACGCTCAACTACAACGCAGCCGGCTCCTGGGTTATCGTCCTCCCATACTCGCAGGATATGTGGAACATGGTTATGTCCGGCGATATCATTATTCATGTCGACTGGATGGGCCTTTATCAGTTTGGCGGCAAATGCGAACAGCCGGAATACTCCGACTCAATACCCGGCTCACGCGGGGCAGGTACGTCGCCTGGTAAGTTCATTACCCTGTCGGGTGCCGATTACCTCGGGATTATCGCTAACCGGATTGCCTACCCGGCTCCGGCTACGCTATGGACCGGGCAGACAGGCACGGCTAAGGATTCAGTTACGGCAGTAGCCTGTGAGACGGCAATCAAACATTATGTTACCAATAACCTCGGCTCCGGAGCCGTAGCGTCGCGACGTGTAGCATTCCTGACTATTGCGGCAGACTTGCATAGAGGAGCGAACGTTAGCTACACGGTTCAGTTCCTGAGTGGCGT